TTGTGGCTCCCGAAGGAGCCACGATTATATTATTAACTTACAGTAGCACTAAATGGTGTAGCTAAATCGCCAGTTCCACCAGTATTTACTGAAACTTTCCATTGTGTTGAGCTCAAAGCCACACATTCAATAGTTGCATGTGTTACACCACCAGTTGTAGATCCATTTAATGTGATCGTATCTGATGTTGCAGCTGTCATGAAACCTTCCATGTTATCAGCAGTATCAGTGTCAACGATAGTTGCCATACCTGTCATAATATCATTTGCATTTGCAACTTTAACAATCAAACTTCCTGTTTTTGTGATTGATGATACAATTGTAAATTTAGCACCAATATTACTTTTATTGTTGTAATCTACGTCTCCTGCAACTGCAGCGTTAGCGTTAGCATTAAGAGCTGGTAAAGTATAAGTTACTGCACCCGCTGCATCATTGTGTATAATTCTGCCTGCGTGATCTGCAACTGTTAATGAAGTATTTGCATCTGCATCAACTACGTTACCTGGGCCTGTTGAATAAAATCCATTTTTAGATATTACCGGACCCGAAAATGTTGTGTTTGCCATAATAGTTTCTCCTGTATAGCGGTTGTATTTTGTAGTCTCTATACCGTCTGCCTAGCCAGTCTACAAAATAATTTTATCTAGGTATTTTTATTATACATAAAAAAAGGGGCGATGTGAACACCGCCCCTTTTCAGTAATACTGATTAGTATTTATTAGCTAGTTGGTAAATTTCCGTTACCAAAAATACATCTTGGATCAGAGAATCCAAAAGAGTATCTTTCTCTAGCTTTAAATCTCATGTTGCCAGTATCGAAGTCACCTTCCATCGCAGTTTTGATTGGTGATCTAACGAACATTTTTAGTCCATTAGGCACATCAGTTAACAAGAAGAATGAATCAGTGTCAGTTAAAAAGTTATTCACTCTGTAACCTTCTGGTACCATTCCCATGTTATTAATTGCGTTGATGTCATTGTCGGCAGTTCCAACTCTCATTGGAGACTTCATGATTCTCTCAGCAGTAAATTGTAATTCTTTTGGAATTATCATTTTTCTACCTTGAGCAGCTATTTTCAAGCCTCTTTCATCGACAAATCCAGCAATGTCAATTAATGACTGCTCTAGTGAAGTTTCGTTTAAGTCTGCAGCAGTTGCAAGAACGTTTGAGAAAGTTCCACCTGTTGCTAATGGGTGAGCGTTTCCGATTAGGGATTCACCGTCTCCACCAGTAACTGTAGTTACTTGCGCATTGTTCAATACGTTTGCAGCTTTAACTTGCTTCGTATTTGCCATAGATCTTGCAAGAGCTCTTGTGTATCTGCCCGCAAGTCTATCGTATAGGTTATCTTCGATTGCTTCTTCAGTGATAGCAAATGCTAAAGCAATTGTTTCGTGGTTGTATCTAGCTGTGAAAGTTTCACCTGCTTGATCGAACACTACTCCAGCACCTTCTTGTTTAGTTGGTGCAGAAGCGAAACCGCTTAACATTACTTCCTCTTCGAAAGCTCTGTCAGATGTTTCAGTAGAGAAAATTTCAGCATGCTGATTTTCATATCTACTGTATTCCAGGCCGAATAAGGCATTCAAACCTGGCTCTAGTTCTTTAACTAGTTGTGATCGTGATATAGCCATAATTTAACTCCTTATTATGTAGTTATGCCTGTTGTACCACCTTTGTAGAAGTGGTTGTTGATTCTAACAAGAATATTAGCATTTGACACAGAAGTATCCGAATTGTCTGGATCCTGCGAAATGTCAATTGCTTGTACTGCGAATGTAGCATTCGTATCAGCTGTTGAAACAGCTAATTGTACTTTTGATAGTCCTGTTTGTGTTACACCTGTAGTGTTTGTAACAGAATAGTTTGCAAACAATCCTGCTCTCGTAAAAGCCGCGTCAGCGTCTACAAGAAATACTGCATCAGGGTCATCGACTACGAACGCTGTAATATCGCTCGCAGCAACTCCACCTGGGTAGTAGTTTTTGTAAGTTGGCTTTTGAGTAGTTGGATCTGTATAGAAACATCCGTTAAAAACGCCCAAGATAGCAGTACCATTGCCAGCAGTGTGTCTGTCAATATTTCCAGAAGCTAATGGAATAACCATGTCGCCTTGGAAGATTGCAGTTGTGTGTCCACTTGCAATAGTGTATCTATTTTGAGCTCCTACTAATGGTGTACCGTCTAGTTTTCTGTACGGTCTTAGACCGAACTTTTCACTTACGTTTGCCATAGTTGTTTTCTCCTATTATGTTTATATTATCCAAGCTATCTCGGGTAGGTAATGCAAAAAAATTATTTTTTACGACTACCACCAAAGGTAACTCTAGACTGCCTATCAATATTGATCGGCATGTCCGGGTGTTGCTCCTTCATAAGATCTCTATCTATCGCGTCTGTTCTGTCTTGAGTAATTTTTCTAAAATACTCAGCACGACTTTTCAAAATCTCCTCCGGTATCCTTGCCAACACAAGGCCACCAATTCCGACTAAACCAGCATGTTGTCCTTGATGAATAACTGGGTAATCATTTTCACCGATTTCACTTTTCAGTGTGTCAGCTCTAACGAATTCCCAACCTTCTCTAAGTTTCTTAGATACATTACCTGGATCTTCGAAACCATTTGCCGATGTACGTATCCATCTATGTGCATACCCATGCGGCGCAGCTGGCGCATCCAAACTGGATGGTGGAGTCCAATCTTTTTTACGAGTTAATTTTTCTCTCGTACTAGACTCGCGTGAAGTTTTTATATTTGTCATAATGTTATGCTCCTTCCTTCACGTATTTTGCGTATTCCTCTAGTGGCACCCCTAATTTCTTAGCGATAACTACCTGCGACTTGGTGAGCTTCACAGACTTGCGTCCTCCAGATCTACGACTAACAGAAGCTACATTTTGGACGGGTTCTCTTGTAGCCTGTTTTACTTCAGTCGTTTCTTGAGCAAATTTCTGAGGGAAATACTCCTTCATACGTTTGTTGATTTGATTATAGTATTCATCACTCTCTGCGTCAATTCCCTGCTGTATAAGGTCTTCATGTATTCCCATTGCAGCAGAAGTTAAAACACGATCTGATCCAAACCATTCATTATCCTCAGCCCATTGTTGAGCTTTTGGGCTAATTCTTGGTTGTACAGGCTCCTGTTCTTGAGCAGGTTGTGATTCCATTTGTTTTTTTCTTGACTCTTTATCACTTAAAGTCATAGAAACTTTTTCTTTCTCAACAGCTAATTTAGTAAGCGTATCTTGTGCTTCTAACATCGCATCAGTATCTTGAGAATCCATTGCAGCTTTTAAAGCATTTTTTGCTTTCTCTCTTTCTGCATCAATTCTTGCATCATACTCTTTGAGATAATTGGTATCTGTCTCTTCAAATTTACTTTGAACAGTTTCATACTTATTCTTCAAACCTTTTGCGTATTCAACTGCAGCTCTTTCTCTTCTTTCAGCTTCCTTAATTTGAAAAGTAAGTTTTTTAATTCTCTTTTGAACTTTTTCAGAATACCCTTGCAAGTCATCACCTTCAACTGAACTATCAGATTCCTCTTTTTGTTCAAATTTAGGTTGAGTTTTTTGTTCTTCAACTTCAACTTGTTTTGCTTCGTTTAAAAGTTCTTTTGCAGTTTTTTGATTTGATACATCAGTATAACCTAAATCAACTTCTTCTTTTTTATCAAAAGCAGATGTTTTATCTTCAGGGGTTTCTATACTAATTGTTTCTTCGTTTACGTTGTCAGTATCTAATTCTACTGAGTTATTATCTTCAGCCATTTTTTGTCCTCCTTAATAATGGTGCAAAATATCAGCTGGATTAGCAATTGTAGAAATAACTTCATCGTCATTCAGTACCCTTACTTCACCACCTTCTATTTTGAATCTTGAACCTGCGTACCTACTAAAAATTACCCAATCATTTAGTTTGCACCAAGGTCCTTTTGGAAATTTATCTTTATCATGATAACAAAGATCTCCCATTTTTAGCACAAGACCACAGACGGTTGTCATCTGTATTGTTTCCTGTGTTGTGTCAGATAAATAAATTCCACCTTTAGTTTTCTTTGGACCTGCATAAGGCAAAACCAAAATTCTATAACCAGTAGGTGTCGGTAATTTATCTAAGGTTGATTTATCGACCGCTTTAGGGTCTAGGACTGTTTCTACTTCTTCGCGTTCTTTATAAGCGTTTAGAAGCGCTTCAGTCCGTTTCGGTGTCTCCGTGGACTTGTTCATCTTCATACTCCGTTGTTGACAGCAGGTCTTTAAGACTCTGTTGCAGATCCTCTAGTGATCTGATTTGACCCCTAATATATTGTAGCTTCTCTATTGTGTCAACACTATATATAGC